CGTATACACAATGCTGGGCTATCCACCTGGAAGAACCAAGACATTGTTGGTAGTGAACAACTATTTTATTCAATAGATGAAAACGCTAACAGTGAGCTAGACCATGTGACTACTATTGATGATACGATGCGTACCGTTACTGATAAAGAAAACCAGCGCATACTACATGCCAAAGGTGATAGCAGTGAGTATATAGAGTACCGTGAAGACCCACCTAAGCCAGCTGCCACTAAGCCTCTTAAGAAGCAGAACAATGTAGTGATCTGTGGGCTATATACTGGGCAGCCTGACTTTCAAATCAAATGGGGTGAGCGGCACAGCTCTATACCAAACCCTGCATATACCAGGACCATAGGGCTTGATTATGCTGATAAGCTTAAGGCTTCACTGGACCAGCACGGGCAGCGCCTCATAGTGCTTAACAACATTGAACAAAAGACTGTAGGCAACACTGAATATGTGCTTACTGGTACATCAAATGACCCATACAAAAACCGCTTCTTAAAAGCCCTGCACTACCTAATGGACCACCCAGAAATAGATAATACTTGGATAGTAGACGCTGGTGATGTGACCATGCTTAATAACCCATTCCCTGCCATGCAGCCAGGCAAAGTATACGTTGGCTGTGAAACAGCTAATAAGCTTGGTTGTGAATGGCTAATGCTCAATACGCCAAACCCTTATTACCGCCAATGGCTGCGTGAGCGTGCAGATCGTACACTGCTGAATTGTGGGCTGCTAGGCGGCTCTAGGCAGGACGTTATAGACTACCTCACTAAAATGTTCTATATATGGGGCTATAACGCTGCCAATATGAACCTTATTGATATGCTTGTGTTTAACGCTGTTGGATATGAGCATTATGCAGATAAGCTAATATATGGGGTAGGCAAAGTAAATAATCAATTTAAGTCACTGCGACCAAGCTTGCAGCGTACAGAATGGTGGTTACACAAATGAGAGAAGATAAAGAATTTACGCAATGGTGGCACAATAACGCTATTGGAATGTGGGAACGCTGGATACCACAGAATGTTAAAAAAGGGCTTGAAATAGGCAGCTTTGAGGGTGCTAGTGCAGTATGGCTTATGGACCACCGCCCAGAATTGCAACTTACCTGCGTAGACATCTTTGGACCAGCCTTTGATGATGTTACTGGTGAATATGAACAGCGTTTTGAACGCAATGTGGCTGAATATGGTGATCGTATTACTAAGCTAAAAGGCAAAAGTGCAGATGTGCTTAAAAGCCTGCCACGGCGCAAAACATATGACCTTATCTACATAGATGGTAGCCACACTTATGAAGATGCTCTGTTAGACGCTCAATTAGCATACCCACTTCTTAAAAAGGGCGGTATTCTGATATTTGACGATTATAACAATGCAGAATTTGGCGTTATGCAGGCAGTTGATGAATTCCTTGAAAATGCAGACGGTTTTGAGGTATTACGTGAAGATGGTGATTATCAGTTTGCACTAAAGAAGCTGTAATGCGTATTAGCATTGCTATAATGGCACACCCTAAAAGGGGTAGGGAAGCAGGTATTTTATATAGGCGTGTTAAGAAAATGCCGTTTACCCAAGCCACTCTAGTAATGGATACCACAAATACTGAATGGGCAACTGGCAAAGCTGCGCTGCAGGCTTATAGGCAGCCTAGTGATTATCACGTTGTTATTCAAGATGATGCTATACTGACCCCTAATTTCTATGAAAATGTTGAGGGCGCTATAAAAGCCCTGGACCAGAAAACGATTATAAGCCTCTATACTGGCACTTCACGACCATTAGGCAAAAGAGTGCAGGCTGCAGTGAATAAAGCCGCTGATGGTGATATGCTGCGCCACAATCAACTGTTTTGGGGCGTTGGTATAGCAATACCTACTAGCCACATTGAACCAATGCTTGAATTTGTTGAAGACATCGCTTTGCAATATGACAATAAAATAGGTGAGTTCTATTGCCGCAACGCATTGCCTGTTTATTACACTATTCCAAGCCTTGTAGACCATGATGATGATAAACCTAGCCTATTGGGGCATGGGCAATCACCAGAACCGCGTGTAGCGCACCGTCCTGCTACTGGACCAGTCACCTGGACTAAGAAACGTCACTATATATAAAAACCAAAAAGCACCTGCTCATAACAAGTGCTTTCGGGCTTAAACTCCACCCCACAAACAGGCGCATACCTGTAGTAGGGTTTTGGCTTTCAGCGCGACTGACGCTCATAACGTCAATTTGTCCTCTATTGGCTTACGTGCCGCGCTGAACAAATTATTTATTCGGCTCTGGCATTTTCAGTAAAGAAGCCAAATGTAGCTTTTAGGCGTTGGTACTGTCTGCGGTTGCTGGACGGGTTGCGGCAATTAGCAGCGTACATGTGGTTATGCGGCAATGCCTTGATATGCTCAACATATTCATCTTCTGTAATTGGCTTATTGTAATTTTCCTTTAGCCATGCAATGCGTTCTGGTGAACCCTGCGCTGTTGCCCAAATGAATGTTTTGATATTTTGCGACATAAGCTATTTACCCCTTATCTGTGTTCAAGTGCTTTGTTTTATTCCACACAGCACGGCTTACACTGTTATTTATGCGTTTCACCCTAATATTAACCTTTGCCAGCTCAACTTCCATATCATCATAAGCAATATCTACAAGCGGCTGATCGTTAGCATCAAGCACACGCTCTTTAGTCCAAATGCGTACATTTTCATGGACCAGCCCAAGCTTTTCACTCCATCGCTGCGCCCAGTCTTTACCGCTGCCTGACCATATAACGACTGTGTGACCTTGCGCCAAGTGCCAGAACGCAATATGCACATTATCGTAGTTAGGCACATCATTGCCAAAGCCTGCAGCCACAGAGGGCATTATTAGAGTATCGTCTACGTCAAAGGCTACGATCATTTATAACCGTCCTTATTACGCCAACACCCCAACGCCACCAGCCTATTGCTATGGAATGAGCAACAGCCATACCCTCTTGCTTACGGGCAACAATCAATGTAGGTAGTACAGCGCGCTCAATATCATCTTTACTGTCAGTAGCAAAGAATTTATACATAACCATTTTCATTATGCGTGCCAGTAGTGGTTAGGGCTGATAGTGAAATAAATGGCTGGTATCCATAGGACCAAGCCGCCAAACAATGCCCACAGTATTACGCTGTGACCCTTTTGAATTCTGCTATAGTTTTGTTGCTTATTCATCGCGTTACTCCTTTCACTATATCTTCTATAGCAAATACAATGCCCCTACAATAAGTTTCGCCGTCTTCCATTACGTTGAATGCAGCGTACTTATCAGCAGGCAGGTTAATATCTAAGAACCAGCTATAGCCGTTTTCATTCCATTTTGCATCAATATTTATCTTTGCATTTTCTTGATCTACTACAGCCTGGCAGTGGTTACATGGCTCTTCACAGCCAAATATAGGTTCACCATCATTACCTACTGGAATGAGCGCGCCGCCATAAGCGCTAAACTCTTCATAGGCTGCGCCATCAAACTCAATAAGATCATCACTAGCGCCAGTGACAATGACCAGCCCAAATGTCTTTGCATCATCAAGAATGATTTGGCTAAACTTTTCGCCGTATTCAATATTGTTTAGGCGCTCTGCTAGTTGCTTTGGTGTTACGGTTAGCATAATATTACTCCTTAATTATTCCGTGGTGCTTCATACGGGCAACAAATACCCTGGTAAGCTCTTCACGCTGTTTAATGTTCCTAAGCTGCTTAAAAATGCGCCAGCCTGGTATTTGGTAGTAGGCAACATCAAGCGCGTGCCATTCTTTAACGTAGTTTTGGAATGTCGTAATCACTTGTGTTGCCTCCATTATTTTTGATCGCCCGTAAACGTAACAATTTCAATAGGCACTTCTGTTAGGCTTTGCAGCAGCGCGTCCACATCATCAATATAGAATTTGCTTATGCCCTTGCCGTGATAGCGTTTACTCAAAAACTCTTCATAAGTTAGTGGGAATGCAATACGCACCTCCATCTTATGAGCCATGTTATTGATCTCACCACACATGCTTTTGCTGCGACAAACAATATAACCACCGTTTTCTGCAGCAACCTTAATGAGTGCTGTGGTCTTACCGCTTTGCCTTTTGCCGCCTAGAAATATCATTACTGGTTGCCCTTGTAATACTTCTTGACCATTAACTGCAGCTTTGGCGTGATGGTGCTGTACCATTCTTTGCCCGTCTCAAACTTCACACGGACCGCCCTAAAGCGTCCTTGCCGCTCAGTCTCAAACATGTCTGGGTTATCGCCTACAAGCTCTGCTAGGCGTGCTGTGGCTTCATAGCCTACAAACAATTCACCCATGTCAGGCTTCATGAAGTCACTGGCAAGCCACCACTTCTTTTCTGGGTTGCTGCACATATAGGCAACTATCTTTTGGTGTTGGGTTAATTTTGCACCAGGTGTTGCTGGTGGCGGTACTACTTGTGGCATATTAAAAACCTCCCTCTTTAATAATTAACGGCACTTGGTGCGTCCATGAATGTTCATCTTCGCTGCGTGGTATTGGGTCTGCGCCGTTTATGCTCACAGTACCCTTATCTAGTGTTTTCAATTCATCAAGGCGCGGTATCCACTCTGGTATTAGCTTGAGCAACCTTATGCAGCGCCCACGATCTGCAGCATCACTTGGGGCTTGACTGCCAAACGGACCGCCTTTTTCAACACCAGTAAAATATGCACACATCGTTTCAGATGATATGCCCGTATCACCTCCCAATGCCCACGCCAATGCACGTTGCCTAATGCTGCCCGTAGGTACAGGCTTCAAGCCGTCCTGCAGGTAGGCAACAGCTGCTTTGAATGCAGTGGACTTGCCAGCTTGCTTTGCATTTGGGCGCATCAATACAAACTTATCTTCTGGGTTGGCAGCCATCATAGCGATCATTTCAATTTGGGCAGGCATTAGCTTAATACCAAAATGCTGCTCAACAAACTGTTCAATTTTCAGCATTGCCGCACTCCTTAACATCACCGTGCATTTGGTGTTTGCATGGGTAGCCCATTGACGTTTTATAGCATTCTTCTTTACCAAGTGCGTCACGCATCATGGTGATCTTCATACGCCAGTAACCAATATAGAAGTTAATACGTTGCCACAGGCTGCGCTTTTTGCGGTTACAGTGCATATGGACCGTCTGCACATCAATCTTTACGGGAATGCCACCAGCAGGGCGCATATGATCTATTGAAGACTGATCTTTAGTTACTGGCTTCTTGCATATTGCACAAATTATTTGTTCAGTCATGGCTACACCTCACATAAATATTACTTTTCCATAGCGCCTGTTTACGGTTAGTAGCGATCTTGCTGATTGTGCCGCGCTTGACTGCCCTTTTGAATACGCCACCTAATGGGGTGTAATCATCTAAGCCATAGCCTGCGCTTTCTAAGAACAGAATGAGTATGTCACCAATTACATATTGGTTATCGCGTGCTAGGGCTTCAAGCAGCTTGTCTGCAGCATCGCGCCATGCTTGTGTTTTACCGTCCATTATTTAACCCTCGCAAATGATACAACTGTCATTTTTGAGCTGTCTGCATATTGATCTAATGCAAGTTTGCCATTGAATTCTGGTGTCACCTCTTTGGCAAATGCTGCGGCAAGCTCAACGGCTTTAATGCGGCGCTGCTTTTTTTCTAAGTGGTCAGTTTGATAGACCTTTGACTGTAGGCTGTCTTCATCAATAACTGCTATAAGATTAAGCATTACGGTAGCCACCTCTGCAACTTCAATATTAGCTTGATATATTTGGCAGCTTTCTGTGCATCGCGCTCACTTTCAAAAAGGTTGCCATATGCATTACGTTTTTTATTATGCTTGCCAGTGCGCTTGCCCCAGTTAGGACCAATGACTTCACCAGTGCTGCGTACATACCATAAGCGCACAAAACCCATTGCAGCCATATCTTGGACTTTTGCAAATGCGTTGGCGGCTTTTTCGGTGTGGTGCTTTACTAGATCAGCCATTACTTTTTAACTTTCATATTTCTTAAAGCACCTAGTAATAATGTTGCCCAAAACATCAATGCAAATATTTGCCAGAATAATAACCAGCTCATTAAAACTTGCCTTTCAACGCTTCATTAAGTTCAGCAAATCGGGCGTGCAATGCATCTTTAGCTTCTTGTGATAGCAATTCATATACCTCTTTACCAAATATGCCATTCAATACGTGGTGTTCATTGCGGCGCGCAAATGCTACTTCTTTTCTAAGCATTCCTACAATGTCGCGCTTTTGTTTAGCCTGCCATAGGTTCTTTTGAAAATCTTGCATTTCACCAACAGTCATTTTGTCTAGTGGTAATGGGTGATCTACTGGCATGAGCGCGGCAATTTCTGCATCAGTTGGCTCACGCATGTAATGATCTAAAGCTGGTGACCAGGCTTTATAGGCTTCGCGTAGTGTTAGTAATGACATGTTATTTGTTACCTTTCTTTAATTGTCTTAATGCTGCATTCACGGCTGCATCTTCTGCAAGCAGCACGCGGCGGTGTGGCGCGTCCATTGGTGTGGCTACTCCTGCATCTGCAAGCACTCTGGCTAGGCGCTGCGCCTTGAAGTAACCAATACCCATACGGCGGCTAATGAATGCAGGGTAGGGGTTTTTGCCACGGACCGTATGAATGACCGCCTGCACTACATCTTGCTTAGTTAGCTTGCGCCCAAACATATCACGGTAGGCTTTCATGAATTAGTAGCCCTGTATAAAAATGTAGGGTCAGTCAATGCCTCTAGCTTAATCATCAGCTCTCGCAACTGCTGACGATCAGCACGCCATTGTTTGAACACATTTTTTATTCGGGCAGTCATATTAAGCCTGATTTACCGTTATCTTTTTTTCTTTGCTAGGTGACTGTGCTTTTTTAGGCTCAGGTTTTGGTGGTTCGTTTTCAATAGCGGCTTTTAGATCATCAGCATTTGTTTCAAGTAGCTGGTCTAAATCGTTATCAATCTCTTCATCAGTTTGCTTTTCTTCAATGAGTGTAGCAGTGGGCTGATCTTTTACACCAAGCACCTTAGCAGCGCTCTTATTAGCTTCACGGTAGATACCCGTAACTTTAATGAGTTTGTCAAAGTCTTTCTGTCCTAACCCTACAAGATAGTCAAGAACGCTATCATAGTTCACTGGGTTTTCAGGTTGCAATATAGTTGGCAACTCCACTGGCTCTGCTTTACGCTTGCCAAATAACTTGTCTTTCAAATTCACAACTTCCCTCCAATTCGTTTGTTGTACCTCTATAATATAAAACTCCCTGTAGTTAGTCAAGCATTTTGTGCAACAAAAAAGCGCCTGGTGTGGCGCTCATCTGTTAATGCTTGTGGCTGCTACCAAACGACTTTGCCGCTGGCATCAAAGCTACCCATTTGGTGTGCGTCTTTTACGCGCAAACGTAGGTAAAATAGTGTGATTGTCTTTAAGACTTTCATGGTGACCCTCCAAGATCGTTGAATTTTTATTTATAAGACTTGCTTACATTCGTAACTGTATAGAGTTTATGCTTATTAGTCAAGACTATTTAAGTGGGCAATCACATTGGCAGCAATTTGATCTGTAATGCCCTGCTTAAATGTGGTTTTGAATAGCCACTGATCTTTCAAAAAGTCGCTATCATCATCAAGAATTGCGTATATTTCTACGTCCTGGTGTTGATCTAGCCAATGCTGGACCTCATAGCCACGCTCTGTTCTGCCGTTCTGCGCGCCAGCCTGGAAGTTTGGGGTGACATCAATAAAACCGCACACATCGCGCCGTACTTGGTCACGGGCATTAGGATACAGCCGCCAGGTACTTGATAGCACCACTTCACAACCAGTTTCTTTGATAATGCGCCTGATCTTTTCAGCCAGTTTTTTATCAATGCCCAGCAAACCACCCTTGCCAGTTTTCTTAAAGCGCGCTTCTGCATATTCTGCAGAATTACATACACCATCAATGTCTAAAAATAATACTTTCATTGTTTCTTCTTACGCTTCTCATTATAAATCTCGCGGCTGGCAATACCTAGCGCCCTAATAAACAGCTTCCAATAACCCAGCATTTTAATGATCTTGCCCACGGACCACCAGAATAACCAAAGCAGCCCAGCCAATATTGTTGCTGCGCCCACTGCAAAAATCATAAATTCTATGACTATGTAAATTAGTTCTTTCATTCCCACCTATTATCATTCATAGACCAAGCATAAGCAACGCCACCCATTGCGCCCAGTATCAATATCCACCAGAAAACAATAAAAATTATGCCAGGCGTGCGGTAGTTATTGGCATCAGCAAGCATTTGCTCAACGCTCTTGCGCTCTAGGCTAATGAAGCCACCCTGCAGCGGTTTTAATGAGCCTGTGCTGACATCTGCTATAAATGCGGCACTAAAGCCGTTCTGGTCAATAATGCTGTAGTCATAGCGCGTATCATCGTCAGTATAGAAGTGACCGCCAATGCAGCCGTTCTTTGTTTCAAACCAGCCCGTGCCATTGCCTGCGCCCATAAACTCATTGCAATCAACGGACCGCGCAAAAACACCAGCGTTGAATAGGCTGGCTGGATACTCACGGCTGTGCAGTTTGTAGTTGGCGGTCTCAAGCGTTTCTGAACCTGCGCCGTCCCATGTGTAGTAGGTGGTGCATGTCTCATTGCCATCATCGTCAGTAGTGCAGCTTTCATGCTCTGTGTACTCTTCTTTGGACTTTTGAACATACCCGTATTCTTTACCCATTTCAGGGAATTTGACCAAATTGGTGGGCTTGAATTCGCCGCTGCCAAGAAGCTTGCCCTGGTGACTATCTATAGCGTAATTAAAGCGGTCTTGCTCTGTGGCTTGAATGGCAGTATTAAACATACGGGCGTTGTTTTCACCGCCGCTATCAATAGCGTTTTTGGCAGTGAAGCCAACAGGTATGAGTAGTATTGCACCCAGGACCACCAGCAAGACGCGCTTATAATCATTCATGCTAGTTAAACAAATCGCGTGCTTCTGCGTTATTTACTTTGAAATCAAGATACTTGTAGTCTTTTACGTCATAGCCCATAAGCCCCAGAATGAAGCCGCGTGGCTGTGATCGCACTGTAGCATTGTAGGCTTTCACATCTGTGTTATATTGCTCACGGTAAGATGCTAGGCGGTTTTCAGTGATACTGAACTCAAGCATTGTTTGCTTGTATAAATCAACACTCTTAATTTGTGGGTAGGCTTCTGCCACTGCTTGAATGGTAAGCATTGCCTGATCTATATTGCCGCTGTTACCCTGGCTGCGCGCCTCAGCAATCTTGGTTTGGGTTGCCTGCTCAAATGCAGCTGCAGACTGGACCGCATCAACTAGGTTATTGAATAGATCAACGCGGCGCTGCTCTTCTTTGCTGATATTACTCTGGCTGGTGTTAATGGTCTCTTCTTGCTTCACAGCGGTATTATTGGCGCTGGTGAACGTAATAAGAATTGTGACAAATAGCACAATCGCTACTGCCACGCCTATTAGAATGTTTGTGGTTCGCTTGCTTAATGTTGGTGCTTCCATATCTGTACTCCTTAAAGGTATTTACTTATATATTTATCATTTGGGTCAAGCCGCTTATGCAACTTGTACAGATGATCTTGGTAGAATTCAACCGCCCTGCGCTGGGCGCTAGTGGTCACTGGGTTTTTGGTATCAATACGGACATTGCGGCGCTCTGCTTTTACCAGCTCAAGCAGGGTTTTACGGTCTTGATCTTTAACTTCAACTTTTACGCTACTCATCGCATTTTCTTCTTTAGTTCTGCAGCTTGCTCATCAGTGACATTAAATGCAGTGCGTACAGCAACTTGGTTACTTGCCCTTAGATCACCAAATCTAACTGCATCGGGTATGCCATCGGTGATGATTTGCTGCTTTAGATCAGTGGCATACGGGTAAAGTTTAAGAACGTGTTGGCGCTGTTTCTGCTTGATCTGGCTAAAATACTGTTGGTCATTATCGCCAAAGCTTCTGTAGCGCACTGTGACTTCAACCAACGGCATTACTTTGCAGCCCCCAGCACGTTTTCTTGGTAGAACTTAGCAGGTGGTTTGCAATTCTTGAGCGCGGCAGCCATATATTTTTGGCTAATATCCTTTTTACTGGCATATTCAAGCAGCTCTTCAAAGCCTGCCTGCCCATTTACATTGATGAATTGCTGCGCTTTCCATACCCAATACTTGTGAAATTTACCAAACTTAAATTTAATCAGCCTATCATTCAAGTATAGTTTGAACTCACCAGCCACCTCTTTAACAGCTGCCACAAACTTATACGTTTTGTCTTTGACCATTTTGCATAGCTTTGCAAAGTAGTGGCTAGGGCGGTCTTTGGTGAGCGCCACAGCAATCATTTTGCCCCATTCATCAGCGTGACCGTTCTTTTCTAACATGATCTGCACGCCTCTGTAAAAAGGCAAAAAAGCTTTGTTATCAATTAACTGTGCTGCTTCCCCTACTCGCTGCAGCATGGTCTCTTGACGCTTGCTACCTAATTTGTAAGACATAAGTACCCTCCAATTCGTTTGTCTGAACTCTAATATACCACCAGCAACATTTAATTGCCAAGTCGCTTGTGAATAAGTGGCTGTTTTCTGTGGGTAACTATGTGCAAAACAGATGTTTTATTACCTGGCTTCTATATAGTGTATAGATTATTTCTAAAAGAAATTTCTATATAGTGTATAAAAAGACTTGCTTAACAGGGGTCAGGCTATTTAGCGTAGGCACGGTCAAGAAGAATTTGAAACGCATTGTCAGCACGTATGGCTGCTTTTTTGAGCTTGTAGATATGGAACTGCTTGGCATTAGCTAACTTGCCGTCTTCAAAGATCGGTAGGAATTCGTTTGGTGTGTATGTGTAATATTTGTTTTTGATTGAGTTAATCATAGCTACATAGTAGCATAGAAGCTCTAATTTGTCAATAGCTCACGCTTCTTTAGCCTGGCATTACAGATCATGCAGTTGCCTGCTTCGCGCTGGCTATAGTGACCCTGGCATTCATAAATGGTCATGAAGCCCCGTCTGGCGCGTCTGGGCGCTCAAATACAAGTAGGTTCTTCATGTCATGCAGCGCGGCACGTACAGCTGGTCTGGCAAGGCGCTGCAGCCTAAGCTTTTCTTCTAGGTGTGGGTACTCATCAATAAACGCAACTTTGTCATAGTCTGGCTGTGGTACTAATTCCATAAGCAATATTATAGCAAAAGCAAAACCACCCTGCAGCTTTCGCTTTCTGGGTGGTCATATATGCCGAATTGGAGTTCTGAGCCGCATAGACTGTCTTACGATCTATGAGCCTGCCGTGATTATATCATCACCTTTTGTGCAGAACCACTGGTAGTTTTACTATTTTTGAAACGGACCGCGCCATATAGACAAAATGCAGCACACTCAGTTGGGTCAATTTGAATGTCTGGGTTAAGGCTGGCATACCCAAACATGCCGTCCTTACCAATGCTACGCTTCTTGGCGGTCTTTATGCTGCCGTTCAATGCTGGCTGGTCAAAGTGGGTTAGCTGCCGCTGCTCAATGGCTGTCTGAAACGCACCGTAAGCCGCACCAGCCTCTTTTACGTTCGGTGTGAGTATTCGCTTGCTAATTCGTTTATCAGTGCGTACAAGCTCTTCTACAAGCAGCGTAGTGCCTGCTTGACCATCAATGATGATCTTACTTGCCTTGCGCCATCGCAAATGCCTGCGATCAAATAGCCAGTTGGTTATCCAATGCGTGCCTGCGCTCATAGGCTTACGTTCAATAAGCTCTACGTGAACAATGTCGTTTGGCATCATCACACCCACGCCCAGGCTCACAGCGCTGCCGTCAGGCGCAAATTTAATGGCATACACGCGCTTGTAGTCTTCAACCAGCTCAACCTTATCAACTTTTAGTTTGGACCATTGAGCATCACTAATGGCACGTTTGCTTTCAATTCCTGCTATCCAGCCCAGGCGCATTTTGTTAAAGCTATCCACTGCCATATCTTTGGCTTCATTACGGACCGCTGCCACCATCAAATGGTAGCCAAGTGACGGGTTAGCAAAATACCAAGCCTCTTCATCGCTAGGGTCTGTAAGCAATTCAACTGACCATTCTTGCCAACAGGTTTCATGGTCTTTACCCTCAATGACGTTTTGCCTAATACGGATAAACACCGTGCCATTGCCGCCGCCGCTTGGTGGCGTACCTGCACGCAATATTTGCTGGTTCTGGCTCTTACCTGCTGAAATGGTTGGCAGCAATGCTTCCTGCTGTGCATCGGTCTCTTCTTGCGCCTCATCAAGAATAAGCGTGTCATTGGTTGTACCCAGTCCACCTGTACGGGTTCGGGTTCTAAACACACAGCGCCCCTTAGTACGCAATTCAATGTAGTCTAGGCTCTTAGGCTCTTTATCAAACTCAGCTGTGAGCAGATCGCGTATTTCCTCTTCTGCCTGGTAAAAGAAATTTTGCACGCGGCGCTTAACTTCATCAACGGTTTTATCTGAATGGGCTGTATAAATTAAAGCTTCGTCCATAAAGATCATGCCGCCAATAATACGGGCAATGATAATTTCAGTCTTACCGTTTTGGCGCGGCACAAGCAGCCCAGCTTTAGGGTTTGCCCAGTACCACTTCTGATCTTCCTCTGACCAATTAACAGCCAGCCAGCAATAAATAATATACTTCTGCCACTCAAGCAGCTTCATGCCATAGTGTTCAAGCAGCGTAATAGTTTTATCAGCCAGCCAAATGTCACCCTCATTAAATTGGTCTACCCGTGGTGTCTGGTTGCCATATCGTCTAGCCATTATTTTTTGCCTTTCTTAACGTCACTGATTGTTACCCTTGATGCAAAACTGCCCTGCCTGTGACCGCCACCATTGCGCGCTGGGCGCTTGTCTTTAACCTTTGGACCAGTAGGCATATCACTAAGCAAATCACCCAGCACAGTCTTCTTATCGGGTGCTAGGCGGCGCTCATAATCTGCAATCTGGGTCATGACTTCGGTTAGCTGTTTGGATAGATCAGCAGTATCACGGTTGCCTGGGTTATTCTGCATACGATTTGCCAGCTGGTTACGGATAGCCTTAAGCACACCATAGCGGTCATTCTCAAGTGCCAGTTCGGTGATGCTTTTTTCATTGCCCGTTTCGCCGCCAGTAAGCCCTGCCTTGTGAATGTTCTTGATGCGGCTAGGGTTCGTCATAATGTCGCGCCAGAATGATAGTGCTGCATATGCCTCAGCAGGTAGTATGTCTAGCCCAGTGCTGGATAGCAATTTAAGCTGGTTCACTGATAGCGTCTTAAAGTAGTTGAGCCAGCCGTCATAGGTATTATGTTTTTCAAGCTTGAGCTTTAGCTTTTCTTCATTCCACTCTTCTGTGAGCTGCACAAATTCTGCGTGCGATAATTTGAAAAAATACTGTTCAAATTGTAGCTTGGTGATCTTTGGCTGAACAACTTTTTTATTCACCTTTTTTTTGGTTGTCTTAGCAGCAGGCTTACTTTTCTTAGCAACCTTTTTAACAGCGGTAGGCTTAGTGGTTTTTGGGCTTTTCTTAACCTCTTCTGGTTTTTGCTTGGCTGCCATTGCCCTCTACCTCTCTAGCATGGAAGCCCATTGGTTGCTTCGGCTTTGGGTATACGCCGTCACCACTACGGACCACATAAGCATCAGGTATAAAGACCTCACGCGCTGCAATGCCATCTTCTGCAACATACGGCTGCAGTATCCAATAAACCGCGCCACTTAAGTAATCAGCACGCCCAATAGCAATGCCCACCTGATTGGTGGTTACGTCTTTAATCTCATCGCCAAGCTGAATACTTTTTTTACCCATAGTAAAAAGCCTGGTTTATTCTTTATCGCCAAGTTCAAAGTGATGCCCACATTCGGGGCAAGTTACCTCATGTCGCTTATAGCCTGCATCTGTGTTGCTATCGCCGCCACTACCACCTGAGCCAGGCAGCTTAAATGCAGGTACGCCAAAGCCCTCTAATTCGTCTAAGTCCCAGAGGTTAGCAATAATATCAGTATCCCAGTCACCAGCTGTAACATTGTCTTTTACCATGAATTCACGTTTTTGTTTTGACGTTAGCCCAGTAACCTGCAGCACAAGTACATCTTCATAATCAAGGTCTTGCAGTGCGTACAGCCGTTGGTGACCAGCCAGCACATTCATTTTCTCATCAACTACCACAGGTCTAATCTGCTTCATTTCTGGGAATTCAACCAGTGATTTTTTTAATGCTTCGTAGGCTTTGCGCCCTATCTTGCGTGGGTTTTCTTCACTGGGTTTTAGATCAGCGATTTTTGCCACAAACTCTTTATGTGTAACCTCTGTTGCCATCTCATCTTCTCCTTTTTTTCCGTGCAGTCCACGTATATGATTTGGTTTATGGTGTAATTATAACATAACCACTTACTGTATAATATTTGTATACAGATTGGAGGTATAACACTTATGGACCGAACACCAAAGAAGCCCTGCAAGCATTGCGGGCTGATGGGGCATTTCAGTTATGCATGTTTTCAGAACCCAAAGCGCAAACTAAAAGAATTAAAACGGACCGCCATAAAACGATCTACCAAGCCTATAAATAAGATTGGCAAAACAACCAAGCAATGGTTCATTACACGCGCCACCTGGATAAAAAAGAACCCACCACCAATAGAGGGTACATATTGGATATGCTACCTGCAGATACACCCGTGGTGTCCTGTACGCATTGATGTTGAGCATTTGACCCTGGACCATGTTATAAGCCGCTCACGCGCCCCTAGCCTGCGTTTCAATGCAGACAATCTTAAGCCAGCCTGCTATCACTGCAATAATGAAAAGGGAAGCCGTACACTTGACCAGGTGAAGCCTCAGCATGTACAATAGGTGGCATTCAGTAAACAAAACAAACACTGACCAATTCAAAAGACCGCCATTGCGAGGGCGGTCTTTTTGGTTGAACAAATAATTTGTTCTATTTCTGTAAGAATGTTGGGGCAATACCCTGCAAGTCACTCTTGGACTTGTGAATATAACGGTCAATGACCTTAGCGGCTGCAGCTGCGCCTGCTACGATCAACGCGCCTGCAGAAATGGTGATGTTAAACACTGGCAGTACAACAGTTGCCTGCGCCACTTCTGGGCTGCTCACAATGACTGTTAATACTAGGACCACAATACCTAGCAAACCAAACCATACACCGCGTGCAATGGTCTTAATCGTTTCTTTTAGTGCTACGTTGTTCATAGATACTTTCGCCTTTCTTCATCACTGGGCATTTCGCCAGTGAATACATAACGGTTATACATAAAGTTTACCATAAATACTTTGGTGGCAAACCTTACTAGCCATTTCATAGTTTTATATTGATGCCAGGTATCTTGTTAAGCTGCTCACCAAGCCAGCGTAAGAATAGGTTACCAGTGGCGGTTGCCTGTTCTTTTTCAGCCTCAAGCTGATCTAGCTTTTGTTTAACGCCATTGAAATTAGTGGTTACTTCATCAAGCTTTTTGAGTGCATCAACAACTTGGTCTTTGGCTGCCTGTACAGCTGCCTTATCCATAGCATCATCTTGTAGTGCTGCAGCCAGGCGCGCGTTTGCATCTGATACTTGTGCAAATGCTTCATTAAGCTGCTGCTCACGCTGCCCAAAGAACGCAATAGCGTGGTTCTGGGTTAGCCACTCAGTGCTGCCTCTAAATGCTTTACTCATATCACTAAAGCGCTTGCCTACCCAGGCGCGCCATACTTGGTCATTTTCGGGTTCGCGGTGCAGTAAGCCCCTATAGCCCTCTTTTGCATCTTCGTCATTCATAATGCCTTTATCCTCACCGCCCACTGCAGCGTTCTTAGGTTGTAATATCGCTATCGCGCCACCCAGTGTTGTGCCGCGACCTACACGCCCATTATAGCTTCTGTTCTGGTAAAGTGATTGGTTATTACCTATATAAAGCTCAATGTGACCGTATTCATTTGTCTTAGTTGCACCGTACACCAGAATGCAGCCAGGCGTTGGCGTACTCACCTTATTAAAGTAGGCAAGTACGGTTGGGTTAGTTGCCCAGTCTTTAGCGTTGCCCCATGAGCCAGCTGGCACGCCAAGTACACGCCAACAATATTGATTTATGAGGCTAACACACTCACCAAGAAATGAGCCGTCTTGATACCTGCCCACAGAACCCTGGGCAAGCGCCCAGCTGATAAATGCTACCAAGTCCATCATAAATTCAGATACTCCTTATCTAGTCAAATTTTACCATAATCACCATGCATTGGATAGCGGCACTTGCTGAATGATGTGCTGCTCTGCGTAATCCTCAGCCATTCTAGCACCCTTTTTACGGTTGCAGGTGTGATGTGTTAGCTGCAGGTTTTCAAGCGCGTACAGCGCCCCACCACGTGAGCGCGGCACTATATGATCTACCTCTACTGCCAATGGGGTGTTCTTTGCAGCCTCTAGGTCAATAGGTTTATTGCAGATCGCACAAATAGGGTCAAGCGTGGCAATAGCACGTTTACGGGCAGCTGCCCATTCGGTTCTATTCCACTTAATTTTACGTGGCGCTAAGTCCATAGCTGCCTACTTATTCTTGGTGGCTATTTCAGTGCGCTGTTCTTTTGTAAGATTGATAGCTGGTAATTTAGCATCTTTGGTTTGTTCTGCAGTCATAGTAATGCCGCTACCATCTTCTTCTGTTTCAGGGGTAGGCTCTGCTTCAACTACTTTTTCAAAATCAAACTTAAATGGCTTAGGGGCTTGCTGATCGTACCAGTCGCGCAATTCCATATAGTGGCGGTTGTTTGGGTCAGTAGGTACAGTCATTTCATCACCCTCTTTGGTGACTACAAAAAAGTGTTCAGTAAGCCAAGTAGGTTCACCCTTTTTAAGGGCTTTTGCATCTGGCTTACGATGTTCAACGCTTTTAATTTCCATAATCAAACTCCTTTTACAGTTCCGCGTCAGCGTCCCAGCTTAGTATAGTCCACCAGTTACCTGCTGGCGCGTTTTGCATAATAAGACCGCTATCACCAAGTGCAGCAAATGATCTAAATGTCTCTGCCTGGTTAATGTAGACTGCGCCCATGTTCACATCACCAATAGAGTTGCGCGACAAGTTACCTGCGCCGTCCCAGTATCGGACCGTAGGAGTAGTGCGCTTAACCACTTTGAACTTTGATGTGTGCCAGCCACGGTTACCTGCAGCACTCGTAGAACACCATAGTTCCATCCAGTAGGCTGGTAACATTGAAGCACCGTTTACAATGCCATCAGATGCAGTTGGTGCAATACCGTATGGCTTTGTTTTTTCGTAGTAGCGCAAGCAATCAAGCAGCTCTTGTGCAAATGTTTTAGCAACATATTGGCTGGCTATAATGCCACGGTTTAGTTGGAATTCTGTAAACTCAAAGTTCTTGGTAGTGATCGCACCAGTAGTTACTTCAATTTCAATTTCAAGCCCGTTGCTTACATCACCTAAGTTACCGCTGTTGATATTTTCAAAGCTGATTAGGCTAGGTGTGCCACTTTGAACACTAATGTTGCCGCTGTTGGCAATATCGCTGGTGCTTGCAAAGTTATCTGCAACACTTGGTTTTCGGACCGTAATAAGGTAGTTACAAGCGCTGCCAACATCATGGTATACACGGACTGCAAAGCTGGCTGGTTTATTCTTAAAGCGTACAGCGTCTTTGGCTTCCATGCGGTAACGTACTGAGACTTTACCAGAACCAGTTAATGTAACGCCTGCAAGCTTAAGGGCATAGCCACTTGCACCAATGTTTGCTGCAGTGGTCTGGGCAATAGTACCTGCTGAAACAGCTGTGCCAGCACCCTTAGCCGCAAAGCGGTCTACAGCACCGTATCGGTATGAGCTGGTGAGGTTAGGGGCTGTAACGCGCTGTGCTACTTCACAGCCTGAGTTAATAATATCGCTGTAAGGTGGAATGAATGCGTTTGACTGGGCTGGCTGGCGTAGATCGTCAATAACTGTATTGGCAAGGGAAGTAGCGCCTGCAGCAACACGTACACGGGCTAGATATGCCCACGGGTTACCTGCGCCCACTGATGCTTGAATAGCTGAACTGGTTGGGTCTGCAGGGCTACCAGCTGGCGTGCCTGCTACTTGCTTGATCTTAACTACACCGTTGGTGTTGTTGCTCACGGCTGTGCTAGGGGTTTCCCCATAATCTACATAAATAACAATAATGTCGCGGCGTGGGTTTGAACCATCTGCAGCAGAAATGACTTGGTTATAAACAGCATCGTTATAAACGGGGTGACCATACGTGCCGTCTGATCGGTAAAGCATTGCATCACCAATACCTACATCAACACTCATGTTTGCGCCTGCAGCGCGTTGGACCACTTTAAGAGACGTTTCAATATTGCCTAGAATGTTGCCGCCAAAAATCTTGCTAAGTGGTCTTAGGTGACCGCTTTCGCTAGTTTTGCCGCCGTCTCTGTTTGCTGTTCCTAAACTCATTCTGAATTCTCCTTATGCTATAATATCACTTTTTTATAAATCTGTGGTACTAAATGTTCCTGTGCCGCTTGCCCAGAAGTAAAACTTAATCTGCACTAGCGTATTAGGGAAGAAATCAGAACCGCTAACACTGAAAAGCCAAGTCTGGCTACCGTCTGCGTTATCAACATTCTCACGCTCTACATCTATTTGTACGCTGTTACCGCTGCCCTCAGTATAAGTGTATTCCATCTTATAGACTAAGCCGCGATCTGCGCCCTCATCTGGCGTGAACGTAAGCCTAAAGCGCTTATTCCTAAATTGTACGTTAGTCATGCTCTTATCTACAACACCACTAAAAATACGGTACATACGCACGCTATCTTGACCGCTGCGCTGCAGCTGCTTAAACTCTTCAACGTCAGCAATCAGCCGTTCTACATCGGCTGCAAACATTTCTTGTTCTGGCTGGCGGTCAATCATTTAATTTAACTCCGTAACTGATATTTGCACATCATCATTAGCGACCACATAGGCTTTCATAAATAATGTGTTCAGTGGGCGGCTCACACCGTCTGGGTCACCACCATTTAATACTACAGTCCAACTACAAATATTTTCATCGCCAGGCTCTTGGGCATCTGGGTAAGTAAAGATGCTGAAATAGTCAAGGTTATAGTAAATCTCATCAATGTAATCAAGCACTGTGTGCCGTGGGTTGCTGTTGCTGTTAATTCGCATTTCTGCAATAAGGTCTGCAAACAATACGTTTTGAGTAAGGGCAGTGGCAGTGACGCGCAAAATCTTGGTACTAACATAAGAAGCTTGTGGGCTGGCTGGCGGCACACCTGCCCAGTCGTAAGCAAGCCCACTATCTTTTTTATAGAAGCGCACGCTATCACCGCCAATGAATTGGGACTTTTTCAGGTTATCCATAGTTCTACGCATGTTTTTAACACGCGTGCCAATATCGTCCTGGTTTAGTAAGTCTGTGCGTTTTTCGTCCATTATGGTGCTGTCTGGTTAATTGATATTGTGCCGTCACTACTGCCAGCTGCGTACACTTTGATGTAGTAAGACAATGTGCCAAACACATTGAAGCCAAACGTCCACCTGTATTGTGTCTGGTTATTACTATAGCTTTTATCAAAGCGTGGGTTGCGATCATACATGCTGGCAAAGTTTGTACCATCGTCATAGCCCCAGAAGCCGTTAGGCAGCTCAACAGGCTTATGACTGTCACCCGTGCCACCAAACCGTATATCTAGCTGCACGCTTTCAATAGGGAATGGCTGCTTGCCACTGGCGGTAAAAATTATCTGAAATTCACGGTAGCCTGGGTCACCGCCTGAATTACTGGCAGTGTCTTGAATATCCCAAGTATTGCCAGTCTCTACAAAATAACCCTGCAGCCCACTAGCGCCGCTATACTGCTGCTTGTTCTTGAAGCTGTTTATTTCACTCTCAAGACGGGCTAGGAGTGTTGCCAGGCTGTTTTCAGGCAATAAATCTAGCCTAGTCATATTAAACGCCCTCTAAGCCAAAATCATCAATGGTTAAGCTAATATCTTCTGCATCGTTATCATCAAGTGAACAACTAATTTGTTCAATGCGGTAAGTATCGTTTAGTGGTATGGCGGCATGACCCTGGACCTCAACGGGTACGCGGTCACCTACTCCAATAATGCTTAAATCACAGAACTCACCGTTGGTATTGATGCTAGGCAGCATAAGAATGTTTTTAACACGCTGCAGGTAGGCATCTGTATTATCATCAAGTGTAACCTGCTCTGTTACTGAGTTGAATGTCATGATCTTTTGGCGCGTCTTGTAATTAAGGCGGCTATCGTTATCAAACTGCTCACTGCGTAATGCCTCTTCACCAAAGCCTGAACCAATGCCAATGATGTAGTTATACAGGTTGAGGGCTGAACGTGGCACTGTGGCGCTCTTAATGTTGTACGGGTAGGTAAACTTGTTGCCTGGGCGGTCTGTGCCAATTTGCTCAAATATCTCATAGGTGCGGTCATAGTTAAATCGGAAGTCAAACTGCCCGTCTACTAATGAAGTCAGGTTTACAAGCAAATCACGCACGTTTTGATCTACAAGGTCACGGTCACGGTTGATCGGGCTGGTGTATTGCTGCGCGCCCTGGTCTACTCCAAAATCATCACTTGGACCGCCAGACTGTGTGAGCGTAATAGCATTTCTGAATATAGCCGTGCTTTCAATGCCTGCATAGTTGTAGGTAATGTAGCGATCTTTGAACAGGTCTAAGAAGCCTGTTGAGCGCACTGATACGGTAATGCCGCCCTCTTCTAGCGCGTGGCTTAATTCAACTACCTGTGTGCCAAATAGATATTCACCATTGCGCTTAACACGTATGTCAGTGACGTATGGCTCAAGTGTTGCCAGTGGGCTACGTCCTGCCTGGGCGCAATATCTCTCAAATGCGGTCAAGTCCATAGTAAAGGTCAAATCTTCACTGGCGTTGCGCCTCAGCACAAACTTACGGTCTTTTGCCAGGCGGCTAATGTCACCTACCTGCACCCCGTTTATCCAAAGTTCTAGTTCATATTTCTGTGCTGGCATATTAAATACCCGTCACGCCGTTGCGCCATGTAATTAGTGCAGTAACAGGATCATCAGCAGTATCAGTGTCTAGCAAGATAGCGTTGTTGCCTGGGAGTAGCGCCCACCATGTACTATCAAGCGTTCTGTTGCCCAGAATGTCTGAACCGTTGAGGGTGATGGTGCGATCATACATGTCAATCACGACCACATCACCAGGCTGCATACCTAGCGTAAGGCTCATAGTTTCACCAGTTGCCAGGTTTGTAATGCTTGGGTTAAGTGCTTCACCTGTGAGCGTAATAGTTGGGTAATAGTTTGCGTTACCACCGTTATTAACGATTGTAGGCGCGCCACCAAGTTCCCAAATGACTGGCAAGATGTAAGGCGTGATATAGCCACCCTCTGCCACACGTTGGACCAATGCGCTCTGTTCGTCGCCGCCATCAGTTGAGTAAAATAGTGGGTCACCAGCTGTAAGCTGAATTAAGAAATCACTGGTGTAACCACGTTGGCGGTATTCAATCTTGGCATCTGTTACGTTCACATCAATGCGGTATGTCTCACCACCAAACACTGTGATGTAGATAGGTATGGTTTGACCAATAGGCAGCGCTTCCATGAGGGCTTTGCGATCAAGCAGGTGTTGCTCACGCGTGCCGCCGTCCTGCCCAATACGCCCGTTAATGTTGATCTGCCTAAAGCCAAGTAGCTGGTCTGTGACCATACCGCCAGAACGCCCACTGAATAAGAAGCTTGAGCTGCGTATATCTGCAATACCAAGCCCAGTAACACCCTGAATAATGAAATTACCACCGTTAATTTCAGCGCTTAGTGTTAGTAGGTTGTTCAAATTTATATTCATATTATCGCCTTACCTGCCAAGCAAGCTCAGTAGTTACTTTGTCTAAATCTACTTGGTTATAGATAGTATTATTTTGCGTTATTCCATTGCCTTGTGCAACAGCTGGCATTCCACCTGCAGCCGCGTTATCCATTGGGTTTACGTTCATACTTGCCTGCAGTGATGGGTTAGCGGTCATTGAAGCCAGTGCGCCATTTGCCATATCATCTACAGCGCTTTGGACCAGCCCAGCGCTGCCAGCAATACCGTTGGCAAGTCCACGGTCTAGGTTATGACCAATTTCTGCAAATACGGTTGATGGTGAGTGAATGCCAAAGAAGCCCTTAATGCCTTTTAGAATATCGTCACCAAAGCCTTTGATTTTATCCATCACCCACTTGCCTAGATCGTTTATACCATTCCACAAGCCCTTAATCATGTCACCACCAATGCGCGCCATGTTGCTAGGTGATAGAACGTCCCAAATGCTATTTAGAATTTTCCATGCGGCGCTTACGAGTGATACAACAATTTGCGGTACAGCCTTTATGAGTGCAGTGAATAGCTGGAAGTAAGCCTTAATCATCATATTGATGAATTCGGTACTGGTGAGCGTTTTAATGAGGTTATCAATGATAATTGGCAATGCATCTACCAGCGCCACGATAATTTGAGGCAAAGCTGTTACAAGTGCCAAGAACAGCTGAACAAAGCCCATAATCATGGCGGTAAGTGCAGTAGGGTTTGTAAGCCCATTTACAAGCGCTGTAATGACTTCTGGTAGTGCATTGGCAATGATGGTGATAATCTGCGGCAAAGCCTGTATGATCGCCAGGAATAGCTGAATAAAGGCATCAATCAGCGTTGGTAGTGCGCCTAGTAGTGCTTGAACAATCGTAGGCATGGCTTTAACCAGCGCCAGTATCAAATCTTTGGCGGCTGTAATCAATGCAGGTATGAGGGTTGGCAGTGCTTTTGATAGTGCTGGCACAACTGCCTGCAGAATAGAACTAATACCTGCTACCAGCTTAGGCAGCAAGCCAACAATGGTTGGTACGGCAATTTCAATGGTTTTGACCAGGCTATTAACAAAGCCGTCTACGTTACCAGTTGCCATAAAGTCTTCAAAAGCTTTTTTGGTGGTGTTGATGCTACCAGCCAGCGTTTCATTTTCTTTTGCGTAGTTGCCTGCGTATTTGGCGGTCTTTTCCATGAACATCTGCTGGGCAAGTCCAACCTTTTCCTGTATAGACATTTCAGATGTTGATTTGTTAATGCCTTTGCTCATTGCGTATGCGCCAATGGCGGTATCATTCATGGCAACACCCAGGTTATCCATCATGGTGAAGTTACCCTTAGCCATACCAGTCACGGCTTCAAGTGCTGTGGTGGTATCAATACCCATGATGCTGGCAACGTCACTGGCGCGCTGCATACTGTCAGCTGACATCTTCATTGAGCTTTGAACGTCAAAGCCTGCGCCCTGGAATAGTGACCCCATTTTGTTTGCGCCCTGCAAGAACTCATTTTGACTAAGCCCTGCGTTTGTGTAGGCATCATCAGCTTTGGCTTTTATTTGATCTGCGTATTGACCAAACACTGCTTCTGCACCACCAAGCTGCTGCTCAAGCTCTGCACCTGCTTGTAATGCCTTACCCGTTAATGCAGCCATGCCAGCTGCGCCTGCAGCAAGTCCTGCAGCAATCGCTAGACCGCCAGCCTTTGCAAAGCCACCTAGTTTACCAAGCGCGCCCTGGAATGGACCGCTATTTTTTTCAATTTCATCACCTAGTGCTGCAGTGGCAGGACCAGCAGACCCCTTAAAACCAGCGGCAATTTTGCCCTGTATGCCCGTCATGTTCGGGGCTACTCTTACATATGCTGTTCCTAAGTCTGCCATTTGGTTGGGTTTCTACCTTTTAATTAAGCCAGTTTTGCCGCAACCGTAGCGTATGTTTATATTGCAAATTATACCATAAGCTGTTAGACGCGCCCAGCGTCCTTTGACTTGGATAATGCCATTGCACCAATGTAACCTTTGTGAGCATCGCCGCCGCCATCTGCTTTGATCGTAGCAATAGCACGTACACCCTTTTTGATCGTACCAAATTGGGTTGAAACGCTAATTATTGGTGGGTCTGAACTCATGCTTGTAGCCATTCCATTTGCCCGTGCAGCAATCGCCTCAGCAGACTGTTTGACCTGCGCCATTGCCATCTGCGTAAGTATTTCTTCGCCGCCCTTTGGGTCTAACTGAAATGATACATCTTTACTCATACCATTAGTATAGCTCACGCGTATAGAGAATGCTTATGGTTGCCTCCCCTCTTCGCCTTGTGTGTCTACCGTTTTTATGTTCTAAGGTGTTAGAAGTGGTCAAATATCGGGGTAGGGGAGTGCTAAATTAACAGAGGTGCGACCCCTGTTAAATATTACGTCATTATTTACAACATGTGTAAAGCACTAAAAACAGCCTGAATAACTTATTTACGTGGGCGCGCCAATAGCTCTTTAATGGTATCAATTTCTGCAGCAACGGTATCTTTTTTAATACCCTCATTGCCCACTGCTTTGTTCATGAATTCAGGAGTGAATAGCTTAGGCTTAAGCGTCTTGTGATGCGCCTGTTCACCCTTTTTGCTTGGTGTCGCATTCTGCCATACGATGGTTTCAAGTAGGTAGACAATCTTATTAAGAAATATCTCATTATAGCCCCACTCAGTGGCAGGCTGGACCTTACGAAATACACGGCTTTCACGCGGCAGCTGGAATAATAGCTTTGCCGCTCTTTTGCGATCAACAGCCGTAATGTCTAAGCCATAGTATTGCTGGAAGTCTGCTTCTAATTCATCAGGGTAATCACGGCTTACCTTGATTAAAGCTAGGCTTTTGGGTTGAACTTCTCAACTATGGCAAGGTAGGTATCCTGCAAGTGCTGGATACGCATACGTGGGTGGTAGTCTTTATCATCAGGGAATTCTTTGGCGTGCTGTTCTGCATCAACTTTTGTAAAATCGTCCTGCAGCTTTTTGTAGGTTTCTTTGCCTAGCACGTTTTTGAGCAATGGCATGACGGCAGCAACCTGCCCTTTGTCTTCAATGCGATCAAAGTAATCAAGTGTGTTTACATCGTCTAAAAGGTCAGTGTCTACTGTGAACTTAACGCCATGCACTTCTAGTTCATGAACGGTTGGTTTTGTTGCCTCAGCCATAGTTGGTTTCTCCAATTCTTAGTTATCGTAAGCATAATTATAGCACAACAAAAACGCCCCTCAATGGGGCGCTTCTGCTGATACAGCTGGACCGCTTAAGATGAAGCGATTTGTGCAATGTACTCTTTGTGAGTGTCACCGTCTGTAGCACTAGGGAACGCCTTAAGCTGAATTGGATAAGCCACTGGCTCACCATCAACATAAGAAATTTCCGCGCTACGATCAGCGATGCGACCCCGTTCAACTACAATACGCTTTACGCGGTTGCCAGTCATAACGAGTTCAGCAACAAACACAATTTCAGGTAATGTTTTAGCATTAACACGAATTGTGATGTTTTCGCCATCAACAGTGACATTATCCTCACCATAGTACAACTTCGCTGTCTCTACGTTGGTCTCAATAAGATTGAACGTAAACATTTCCATGAATGTGGTTTGATCGCTTAACACGTTGTCACCACCCCATGCAAATACGTCTTCTACGTCCGTCTCTACATTGTTTACAAGACCCTCATCACTCACATAGCCTAGATTTGCAAAAGCTTCGTCTAGTTCTTCTGTGGCGCTGGTAGGCACTGCTGTACCAGCTGGGGCTACGAATAGCGCACCAGTTGCAAGAGGCTTACCAAAAGAGACATTTTCAGAGTTGTTATTAGCCATGATAATATCCTTTGTCTAGCTTGTTGGCACAACTACCATGTTTCAGGCGCTCTGCTTATGTTTTGATTATAGCACTTACTTTTTGTTTTTGGGTACTATTATTTTTGTAGTACCAATAAGCTCTGCCACTTCAATGACCACATCAGATAGCTTGTACAGCGTCCATATCAGAATTGAAGCAAACATGAATGTAAGGCTGTTATCAAGTGAGTATGCCACGCCTACAATGTTGATCGTTGGTGATGTACGAATGCCAGGGGCTATTAGGGTGTATGCATCAAGCAGCAGTGGGTAGATATTACCAATGAACACCAGAACCGCAAGCAGCGTCAGCACCTTGCGTAGGTTTCTAAGGCGTGGGTGAATGGGTGAGTTGCGTATTTTCCATTGCTTGCGTAGGACCGCAATAATAAAGCCCTCAGAAATGAGCCTGCCCATGAGTAGTAAGAATGCTAGTAGTTGAATATCCATTTAATGTTTTCCACCCGTCTTTGATTGTTTCAGTTGCGCGCCAGCGGCTAATGCTATTTTAAGCGTAAACCCGTTTTCAACCAATAGTTCTTTTACGTGTTGATTGACAGTATCAGCTTTTTTTGCAGCCTCTTCACTAGCACCCTTGTGCAGTTCAATTTCTACACGGCTAGTAGGCGGTGGTGTTATCACTACTGGTGGGGTCTCTGGTTCTTTTTTACGTTTGAATATTGACCACATAATTAGCGTCTCGCTTTCACGGCTTCTATTTTATCAGCTAACAGCTCTTGCGCCTGTGCGTTTCCTAACAATACTGTCTGATCGTTTTTAGCCATTTCACGATAATCAGTAGTGTGGGTCTTGTTATCCTCAAGGCGCGCATTTTGCAAAAGTTCAATTTTTAGGTCTTTTTCATCAATCTTCTTAGTAAAATAGCTGAATAAAAAGCGTATGACTAAGGCTAGTACAATCACGGTAACGCCAAGAACACCCTGCGTAAAGTAGTAGCTTACGGGGTCATTTGCTGGTGCGGTTGCGGCTAAATTTGTAAGAACAGACATGGCTTAAGAACTTTCGTAGCATTCATCACCATATATGTCATTGTGCGGCACTGTACTGATGCTTGTAAGCTTCTGGTTGCCATAAAGCCCTAGATCATGCAGCTCACTTTTCTTAAACCACAGGTCACCTGCAGGGTTTGTAAATGCAATGTTTTCAGAGTATGGACCAGCTGTAGTTTGAATGCTGTTGGCTGGCGCTGCATCAGTTGGGGTGAGCATGGCGCGCTTAGTAGCCTCCATAACAACCCATTGGACCGTTGCAAAGTATGCAGGGTCAGTATTAACTTTATCGTCCATAACAAAGCCAACCTGATCTGCTTTGGTGCGTAGGCGGTTACTGGCTAATTTCAGCAGGTTATTTGAACGTGCTACATCATCACCCGTTTGGGGCTTCCAAAAAATAGCAAGATCATCTGCGTTTGCATATGCATCAGGTACGTTTACTGGGGTGGTTACGCCTGCCATTACTGTGTACCTCCATTGCCACCAGTTTGCATGAAGCTGGCGTTAGTGTTCGCTAGGCGGCGCTGTACAAGCGCCTCTGCTTGCCTAATGCCAATACCCATCATGCTATAGCCCTCAACCGTACCAACAAGCTCTGGCATTGCCTGGAATAGCTTAAACATAGCATCACCAACCTGCCCAATGTCAGCCTGAAATATTGGCTTCCATGCAGGTATAATGTCGCGCAAGCCGTCTGGCACTGTAGCGTTGCCGTTAAGTGATAGACGCAAAGTAATCATGAGTTCTTTGAATTGCTTACCCATTTCAGCCTGGCTGTTTTGTGCTTCAAGTAATAGATCGTCTGACATAGCTTGCAGGCTTTCTGCGCTGCTAGGGTTGCCAGTTTCATAGCCTAAGTTGCGTAATGTAAGCGCGGTCTCTGCACAAAAGTCACGGGCTTTATCTTTTTTAGATGTTTCAAAGCCGTCAATGCTCATTTGCTGCAGCTGCCCAATGTCTGGGTGGTTACCATCTTCATCTACGTTAATAACCCACGCCTTACCAATGGCGCTGTCTAGGTTAGGGTCTTTTTCAGCACCCTCAGCAAGTCCACTAATGTAACGCTGTGGCAATGCATAAAACTCTTCTGCAATCTCTTCACGGCGCTTGAGCCGTCCAACTTCATTGATGATGCGGCGCACTGTGTTGGTGATACGTGATTTACCAAGTGGGCGGTCAGCGCTTTGGCGGTGTGTAACTGGGTGCAATAATGTGCGACCTGTAGGGTTTGGGTATAACGCGACTAAGTAGCGGTTCTGAAATACCGCTGTGAATTCTGGTGTGAATAGCATGTAGTCTTTTGGTGCGTACATAATGCCTGGTTTGCGTGGCTTTGGAATGTGCCACTTAGTAACCGCTAGACCCCATTTAAGCAAGCCTGTGGTTTGGTCAATTTCACCAGTTGCTTCTTGCGCTGTGAATGGCACTAATACTTTTGGTGAGGCGCTAGGTATTGGGTTATCAGATATGGCAACAAAAGCACAGCCTGCAATAAATGCATCTTGCTTTACTTTGTCTAGCACGCTAAAGCCGCCAATACTATCCATGTAGCTGTTGATGCTGAAACGATCATTAGCAAAGCCGTCAAAGGCTACGCGATCAGATAGCGTATTTACAGCACGTTGCGCCCAACCAATACCAGGGCGCATGTTTCGCATTTTCATAGGTGTTGATATGCCCAAGTCTGGCACATCGTTATCAGCATTGTAATAGTCGTATTTGTCTTGAACTTTTACTTGCTTAGAGGTAAGGGAATAAATAAGCTTGTTGCTTAGGCTGTAGGCAAAATCTTGTATTGGGTTTTCGCTGGGTTGCATTGCTTATTGCTGTCCTTTTAAGCCAGTTTTACCGCAACCGTCAGCGTAGTTGTTATTGGTTGTTATTATACCAGATATTGTAATTGTAGCATAAGTGCTTTATCGCCGTGTTTTTTCTTTGCGTTTTGCATCTGCAGCCGCGTACTCTT